ACGGTCGTTTATCATATAATATTGGATTTCTGTCAGTGCGTGGAAGATGTAGTCGCCCGGATTACACGTGACGTTTACTTTACTGACAACGCCGTTTACAGACCCTCGGGAGTCTAAATTTGAAATAGAAATATTATTGAGATTGACATACACGCTACCCGTCCCGCTTAGGTTGCACACGTTGTCACATTCCAAAACAACAGAATTCCCGCTAAATGTTTTTGATATGCCCAACTCGGCGTGCATGGTCGTCGAAATAAATTCGATGGGCATAAACGGATTACCTGAGGGAGGGGGTGGGGTGATAGGTTTCGTCGAAGTGAATAGAAATTTATTTTTACCATCATCGAACGTCATGGTTATTTGTGCCGTCACTAATTGAAGGTTCATGGCTTTCATGAGTGACTCGACGTTGTAGTTTTGCGGGTCAAGCACTACAACCCGTTGTACACCGTCTATTTTTAGGCTTAGTTTATTATTAGTGCTTGTGATGTTATAAAAACTATATGGTATCTCGCACGAAGTCAGTCCAACCATCATTTGAGTGTCGCTCGGGCATTGCAAGATTGAATCCAGTTCAAAAATAAGGTTCGAATTATAGCCCTGTTGTGACAACTGAATGGAGGTTGACGACGACTGTAGAAATATGCTCACTGAAGCGATGTGCGTATTGTTAAGAACACTGTTTGGCATTTACTATATATATATATATATTAAACAAACTTGAAAGGCACACCGTTCGGCATGGTTGGATTGAATATATATTGGGGGTTGGTTGGGATGGGATTGGTCTGTGTTATCAATCCTTGGTCACTAAACACGGTTACAGGTTCTTGCACGTGGTGCTTTACGCCTACGGCATACGGGTCATATGGTCTATGTGTCAAATACATCATACCATCGTATACGGCAGGGGGTTTGCGTTGCATGCCGTCGGCAATTCCGGCGACAACAAGTTTTGGTGGGGCTTCGTTTACTGTTTCGGACATTGTATAATTTATTAAACATTTTTTTTAAATTATTCTTTCCTTTTTTCCTTTTCCGTTTCCACCGCACTTTTAATTTAATATTTATCTTGAACTCAAACATTAAATATATACATGATATGGCTAAATTAAAAAATTAAAAGTCATCATCATCACACTTGAACGTGTGGTCTTTTTCTGCAAGACTGTAGGAGGTGACACGTTTTTCGAAGAAGTTGGTTTTTGATTCTAGGCTTATCGCCTCCATAAATGGGAAAGGATTGGGTGTGCCGTACAATTTGTCATACCCAAGTTGAACCAACCAAAAGTCACACACAAATTCTATATACTCACACATGGACGCACTATTCATCCCCATCAATGCACACGGCACGGCATCACAGATAAAGGCTTTTTCGATGTCTGCCCCTTTGCGGTACATGCCATGGATTTCTTTTTGACTTAGTGGGTGTTTTAATTTCTTGTACAACAAAACCGCCATCTCGCAATGCATTCCCTCGTCTCGTGAAATAAATTCATTGGATGTAATTAAGCCTGACATACGCCCGCCTTTTGATTTAAGCCAGAAGATCGCAGCAAAAGATGACGAAAAGAAAACACCTTCACATATGGCAAAAGCAATAAGTCTATATTTAAACTGACAATCACAGGTCATATATTTAAAACAAAAGTCGGATTTTTTCTTTATCGTGTCAATCTCGGTTATGGCGTGCATAAGTCGGCGTTGTTCTTCTTTTTTAGGGATGATGGTTTGTAACAAGATAGAATATGTTTCGCTGTGGATATCCTCCATCGCCATTTGCCAATGGTAACATGTAAGGATTATCGGGACTTCAATGTCTTCACAAAAACGGGTGCTTATATTTTCATTAACGATTAAATCAGAACCCGCAAAAAACGCCACCACGTACGATATAAAACGCTGTTCGCCCTCGCTCATCGCCTCAAATGCTTTGGCATCATCACCAAAATCAACCTCGGGAGGTGTCCAAAAACACGACTGTTGCTTTTTATAAAGTTGGTAGATGTCGTCATGTTCTTGTAGTCCTGCCGTGAACACGTATTTATCTTCTTTTAAGGGTTGCAAAAGTGGTTCACGTTCGTCCAATGGATTATTCATGATATTGTATAATTACTAAAGATTTTTTATACTATATCTTCCGCCCGTCGTTCGATGCTTTGCGTTTGGGGGATTTCTAAATCATGGCTAGAATCGCCACGGCTTACCGTTCTAATCTGGATATGTTCGTCACAACATGACGACGACGATGCGATCCGCATACGGTATACCTTATACGCCAACACGATTAAAAAAGCACTGCCTGCCCCCTCTACTGAGTATTGTGAAATCTCACTAAACTCCATCTTATATCTTATGAATAATAAAAAAATCCTTGTAAGTCTTGTATTTCTTCCCGTGCGTCCGTGGTTTGAAATCGTTATAAGTTATCTTGCCTTTTGTAAATTCGATGATATGCTTTTGATAAATAAAGATGCGGTTAAATATTATCTGGCCCTCGGTGTCTACGATGGATAATTTATACATTATATATTAGGATTACTTATTTTTTTTATCTTTTATTGCTTTTATTTTTTGCTTTGTGCGGTCAAACTTGCCTTTATTCATTCCTTTGATTTTATTATCTTTTTCTTTCTGTCTCCTTCGCTCTACCGCCTTATTGTTAAGTTCGACAGTGTCTTCCATCCCCATTTGTTGACTCTCGGTTCTCTGCCTGTATATATTCTTATTTTTTTTAAAAATATCTGTCATTAGGTTTTTGAGTGACCCCGCATTCGCCCCATCGTCCAATAAAGTTTGGAAACGGGGGTCATTTTTTAAGTTCTTACTCCCCTTGTAATAATCGCCCATGATTGTTTCAAGCATTCGCCGTGTTTGTGCTATGTTATCCTTCGACATGGGTGTGCTAGTTTTTGCCCCTTCTGGTCTGCCTTTTTCTGGTGTTGTATCTTCCTCAAAAATTGAACTGCTTTTTGGTGGGCTGGTCAATGGGGGTGTCCCTGTTGGTTCGGTTCCTAAAGTTGTCCGTTCATTCTCGTCGGGGTCGCCCGCCACACCTAAGACCCCTGAGGCTGGTGCTGGTGCTGGTGCTGGTGCTGGTGCTGGTGCTGGTGCTGGTGCTGGTGCTGGTGCTGGTGCTGGTGCTGGTGCTGGTGCTGGTGCTGGTGCTGGTGCGATTGTCCCGTATCCCTCGTCCAGTAAATCACCCACCACATTCGCCCCAACGACTCCGTCAATTTGGTTTTTTATCCCAACGAATGCACCGCCAAGCCCTTCTTCCAAGCGGTCAAACCTGTCCTGCACTTGTGTGCCAAGTCGTCCAACGTCTGGCACGTTCATGGTGACATTAAACTTTTGGTCGGGCGGCTGTTGTATTTGTGCGGGCTGGTTCGTGTAAAAATACTGTCCCAATCTGGTCAAACGGTCGCCTATGTCATCCACCCGCTTGTCCGTCTCGGTGATTCGTGTAGACACGCCGTATATGCCCTGCATGGCTCGGGCGTTGGCTTCTGCCTGTCTGGCGGCTTGGTCAAGGTTGCCTTTCCCCCGCTGTCCCCGCATGGAAGTTGTACGGGCGACAAGTCCCTTTGCTCCCCGTGGCTGTTTAGGTTGTATGGCTTTACCGCCTCCCCCGCCACCAACATTTATGTTTATTGTGATCCCCGCTGCGTTCTTCTTCTTCTTGACCTTCTTGTCCTTCTTGGCTTTGCGTCGTTTCTTGTCCTTCTTGGGCTTCTTGTCTTTTTTTGACAATATTGCGTCGGTTGTGATTGAATCTAGTGTGCGGTTCATTGTTACTATACATTATTTATAAATAAATTATAGAATTATTTCATGAAAGTTTTTAAAGTAGCGAAACTTGTCGGATTTCTGCAATGTCATGTCAATCATCAATGTCGTGTACGGTTTATCGTAGACGTAATTAAAAAAGTCCATGGTGTCCTTACGATGGATAGGTAATACGTCATTCGTGATGCTGTCGCTTTCTTGCATCGTCTTTGGTCTACCACATAATAAAATAACGTCGGCGTTGCTTCGGATGCCTGTGGGCAGTGATGTCCATTTCTGGCTCACGATAATCGTGGTTAAGTGCTTGTGTCTCCTGTTCTGCAGCAATGAGGTCAAAAGCATTTCATTCCCACGGTTGGCACGCAATTGTGAGGCCACGTCGTCCAATATAAGCAAATTATATTTTTGCTCGTCGTCGTGTTCTCCTTGTGCCTTTGAGGCGTTCAAGTGGTCTTCGATGTCGTACATGGTGTCGTTAAAGTCCGTGTATTTTTGGTTTTCTGGCAACTGCAACACGTCCTTTTTTAAGGTGTGGAGACTTGGAGAACAACATATTATTTTATGAAAACACTTTCGGAATGATTGCTTGTATCCGTTCACGCTTCCCTTTTTAGAAATCATGTTGATCAACTGGGTAGTCTTACCACTTCGAGACGCTCCAACGATTAGAATGAGGCTACCTGACTTTATCACATCCAACGGCGGGGCTATGTTGTGGCATAACACGTGATCCGTGTCCATCGGCACGCTTCCATATTTTAGATTCTCGTTAGGGATTGTTTTAAACATTATTATTATACATTAGTTTTTATTTATCTAAAAATCATTTTAGGTTGATATACATGGTGGACTTGTTCGGCTTCCCGTTGCTGTGCTTCGTCCTCGCTGTCGCTGTCGCTTTCGTCGCTGGACGATTCCACAACCACCTTTTTCTTAACCTTCTTCTTAGCCTTCTTTTTGACTTTCTTTTTTGGCTTGACATATACGATTTCTTCTTCGGTGTCGCTGCTGTCGTCGTCGCTGGACGCTTCCACAACTACCACCCGCTTTTTTTTTGGCTTCGTCTTCTTTTTGGGTTTAACATGCTCAACGTGGTCATCGTCGTCTTCCGTAGGTTCTAGCTTTTCCTCTTCTTGAAGCCGTGCTAATTTAGCCTTAGTCATGGCCAATGCCATATTTTTCCTGCTCTTTTCACGCCCTAAACGTAGACTTTCTTTTTGTTTGTCGGTAAGAGGTGGCCTCCCCTTTTTTTTTGGCGGTTTCTGTAGGCTATCTTGTTCAGTTTCCACGGGTTCGGGTTCAATTGGTTCGGGGTCTTCTTGGTCACTCATTATAATTAGTATAAATATATAATTCTATATGTTTTTCCACCGCTGGAGACAAAAACGACCAACTTATATTTAAAATAAAAACCTATAGATTACATATAATGAATCAACCACATGACCAACCCCCCGCAGTGCCTGATGACTTTGAAGACAACCCCCAAGAGTGGCGACCCGTAGACGAAGAGGCGTTGGGTATGTTTTGCGGAGACTCGGAAGGTGCTATTGACAAAACAGAGTGGGATAAATTTGACTTTGAACAAGGACGCAACGAAGATTGGTACCAAAAACGCTTCCCGCTGTTTCCAAAAGAAATTATTGAAATCTTGGCACGTTGTGACGGTACCAACCAACCGAAAGACGACACGCCCGAACCCGTGAAGCGGGAACAACTACAAGCCCAATTAGACGAGGAGTTGAAAAAAAAATTGACCGTCAGTTTTGATTGATGCAGAATTTTGAAATGTGCATAGCCAGATAAAAATCCACGTTAAACTTACGGTATATTACATGACGCAAAAGGCATTTATGGGCGATGTGTTGGCGGATTTTAAACCATTGTTCCCTCCAATACGCCAGCGTGGATTTATGGTAAGGTGTATATATTGTTGTGGGGATTGATTGCTTGTAGGATTGACGCAATACGAATTTATACATTTTTGCTTTTTCCGTGCTTACCATTTTATATATAAATTATAATATAGTGTATATATAAAATGAGCAAAAACATCCGAGGACTCACACAAGCAGTCGTGAATGTGTCACAGATAAATTTTATCGATGCTTTATTCAATACTGTCACCGGAGTCACCATCAACGGTACCACAGCCGAAATCACGGGGACGCTGACCGTCAATAACCTCGTCATCACGGGGACGTTTACGCTTACGGGTGGAATCGACGTTGACGGTGTCACTACAACCACTCTTACACTCACCAGCATCCCGCAAGACAATACAGACACCATCAACCGAAATTTATTATTTATTGGTGCAGATGACAAAGTCCACCAACAC